ATCCCCGGTACCTTAAAGTTAGGTAGTATCACGGACCCTTTTAAAGGTCGTGTTCCTACACTACGTAAGGTTGATTTAATGGTAGCTCTACATAATTTCCTTTTATTGGGAAATGTAGGACAAGTGGTCTTAAAACCAATTGATCCCGTAGAGATCGTTAAATCAGGAGCAGCAGGACCGAATCATCGTTCTTCCTTAGTAGGTCTGTATAAAGACGTCATAGCATGATGTCGGAATCCAGAACTTATGAAGGATTTGTTCTCACTGGGGTCGGAGATCCCAGGGGGCTCAGATTGATTAGCTAAGTTATTCTCTTCGGATGTGTCTCACGTAAAAATGTTTTCTACGTTTGAAGATCCGCGGGATTATAATGACGACCTTTACTTGGGTCGTTTAGCAATCAAAGAAGAAGCAGCGGGGAAGATGAGAGTGTTTGCGATAACCGATTTGGTTACACAGACCCTTCTTAGGCCCATTCATCAGGCTTTGTTTAAAATTTTAAAACAAATTCCTACGGATGGAACCTTTGATCAGAAGAAGCCTCTTCTACGTTTACTCGATCTTAAGAAATCGGGTAAGATAGTTGAGAACTTCTACTCTTTTGATCTGTCTTCTGCTACCGATCGTCTCCCTATAAAATTACAGAAGGATATCATAAGTATGATATTCCGAAGTAGTTCTTTAGGAGAGTCTTGGGGAAACCTATTGACTCGTAGAGATTGAGTTCTAACTTCTCGTGGAGAGATTCCTCTCCATTTGAAGTACTCAGTTGGGCAGCCTATGGGAGCGTTAAGCTCATGAGCGATGTTAGCTATAACACACCATGTTATAGTTCAACACGCGGCTCATGAAGTGGGTGAAATTAATTTCACTCATTACGCTCTCTTAGGGGATGATATCGTTATAGCTTCTGATAAAGTTGCTACTCGGTATTACCAGATAATGACGGATATTCTTGGGGTTGATATTAATACTTTTAAGAGTTTAATATCTCGCGATTCTTTCGAATTTGCGAAACGCCTAATAAG